CTGCGCCGGCAGGGTATCGCCGCGCTTGCTGAACTCACGGACGGCCTGTTCGGCGGTGAGCTTATACGGGCGAAACACAGTGTCGATTCGACCGCCGGGACGCGACGACGCCACGTAGACGCCAGCCATCGGCCAATGCTCGAAGTAGAGCCCGCCGTTGTCGCGGTCCTCGTCGATGTACAGAGCGAACCAGCCCGCACCCATACAGTCGTCAATGCAATCAGACGCCTCAGCATCAAAGTTCGCATTGTGGATATTCTCCCACAGCAGTTCGCTTGCGTCGTCAAGCCAGCGCGTTCCCTCGTCGTCTTCGCCGTTCACGCGCATCTTGAACCACAGCGAGTTAGCCGGCGTCATGCCTGACATGATCGACGCATTCAGCACGCGCTTCGCGTCGCTTGCCGTCGAGTCGAAAATCAGCGAAACCGCGCGGGCGATCTCGTTCGCGTCCATCACCGGCCCTTGCAGGCCTGATGCGCGAATGGGATCAGTCAGCATGAAGCAGTCGCGCCACACCAGTTCGTGAACGGTGCGCGCGGACTTCAATGCTTCAAGCCGCTTGTACAGGGAATCGCCGAGGCTGTAGGCCATGAGTTATTGCCCGAGGGACGTCTTGCCCGTTGCCATCACCGAACTGCTGGAGGTTGCGCCAGTCGACGAACCAGCGCCAGTCGCGAGCAGGCTTGACGCAGCGCGCTTCTTCTTGTCCGCTGCGGCCTGCGCATTGGCCTGCTGCGCTGCCTGAGCGTCGGCAGCATCAGCGGCGCTCGCGGCAGTCGTGGTCGTCGTCGGCGTCGCCGCCGGCTTATCCTTCGTCCACAGGCCGCCCGGATCGAGGAACTTCGTAAAGCTGAAATCACCCATCATTGGCCTCAGCGGAAGTTTTGCGGCAGCGGCTTCTGAATGGTCGGCACGAGCCAACCATCGGAGCACAGCTTGGGAGCGGCCAGCGCGGCGGGATCGACTTCGCTGGAATGGGGGAGTTCGCGCGCGGCGGCCGGCGATCCATCTGCGGCAGGCTTGGCCTCACGCTGCGCGCGGCGTGCGGCTACAGCGGCCTGCGCTTGCTCGCGCGCGGCATCTTGAGAAGGCAGCTCGCCAGCTGCGCGGTAGACCGTTTCAAGCTCTTTGCGCTTGCCGGCGATAAGCTCGTCGCGCTTCGTCGGCTCGGCGGCGTTCCATTCCTCGAGTGACAAACCGCTCGTCTCGAACGCGCCTTCGACAATCTCGTTGATCGACACATCGCGGCCAGCAATCTGCATCACCGACATGGGATCGCCGATTCCTGCCAGCACGACCATCGCCGCCGCCGTGCGCTCAGCCGGCGTGCTCGGCATGCCTGGCTGCTGCGTCTTGTATTCTCTGCCCATCGCTCGCACCTCCATCCATGGTGCGGCGAGTATTTAGCTCTGGGGCTGTCGGAATCCCGACCAACTCACATCTCGACGATCTGGCCGAAGGCAGCAACGAACCTTGGCACGACATCACGAGCGACAACCACGCTTACACCGCAAAGCGAATCGCCGGTGTCCGGCCGACACCGAACCATCCACAGCTCAACCTCCATGCAGATATGCGCCCACATCTGCGGCGAGAACTCCATGCGAACTGGCGATTCACCGTAGTCCCGCCGGAATCGATACAGTGCGTCCTTAACGAAATCCAGATTGGTCATATGCATGGCTGAACTCACATACGGCGATACTCCGCCGCGCTCGGCGGTGGCGTCCACGTGGGGGCGCTCTCAATGGCTTTGCCAGTCACCTGCATCCAGAATCTCAGCAGCATCGCGCCGCTCGAGTGCCGCGGCTCTGCGCCGAGGTTGTGATACCCGAGCAGCGTCGTGCGCGGGATCTGGGTGAAATACGAAATCTGCGCAACGGTGTAACCCGCCCCTCGCACCTCGTCGAGAATGCGAGACCAGTTGACCAGCGGTGCGGGGGCGAGTTGTTTAAGCATAGGCTTAGGCTTCTTCCTTGACGCGGACGCCGTTCCAGTAATTGAAGGCAGCGATCTGTTTTCCATGGCGATCGACAATGACGAGAAGCTGACCGTCGATTGAGAATCGCGCGCCCTTAATCACGACCGTGCCTTCTGCGGTCGTATTGACGATGAACTCGGCGTCCTTCTCATCCGCTGCCGACCGAGCGGGCGGATAAATCCCAATCCCATTTCCGATTCCCGAGGCCATCAGAGCGTCTCCTCGATTGCGTGGATAAGGCGCAGCAGATCGGCCATGATGATAGCCTCGCCGGATTCGATCTTGCGGCGCAGCGCGGACAGATGCGGCTTTGCCGGGTGATCGTTGGTTGCCTCGTCGAGGTGCTCAGTCGAATCGCTGGTAATGCCCGCAAGCAGGACACCACCAGCCGGGACGTTTCCCGCATCACCTGCGGCCAGAGTCGAATCCGAGTCCGCACCGGCGGCAGAGGTCGTAGCGGAACCAGCGTCGGGTGCGCCCACCACAGCGGGAGCACCGGTCACGCTTCCCACATCAGCGTCCGTAACGACAGAGGTAGCAGCACCAGCGAGCGACGTGCTCGCATCGGCGTTTCCCTGCTCACCTGCCGTGTCGCCTGACGAGGCAGCCGCCGGCGTGCCGACGACGGGCGATGCACTCGGAACAGATGACGAGGTGTCGCTTGCGGATTGGGTGGCCGCAAGCGTGGCAACGTTTGGGGAATCACCACCAACCAGCGATGTTTCCTGCGAGCCATCCAAGGCCGGCGATTGCGCCGAATCCAACGCCGAATCCAATCCCTGCTGCTGGAGCGCAGGCTGCGAGGAAGACATTGCAGGCGGCGTCGATTGCGGCGCGCTCGACTCCCCCGACGCGGCCATGCCAGCCTCCGTGCTGCTCGGCGCCGCATCATCTGCCATATAGAGCGGCATCGCAGCCGCGAAAATCAGTTTGAACAGCTTCGAGACCTTCATCGTTCTCTCCAAGTGGGTCGTGGTACTACGGGGTTAATCGATCACGCCTGGTACTGGTAGCCCTTCCAGCGCGCAAAACTCTGCTCTGCCTGCTCGTCGCTCAAACACGCGATCGCAAGCTTTTCCAATTCCCAATCGCGATAGCGCGTGTCAGCGTCGCTCGCGTTGATTGCACCAACCGTCGCGCGGATGCATCGATCAGCGAACTGCTCGAGCGTCAGCGGCGTTCGCATCGCGCGCTCAAACCGTGCAAGATCGGCAACACGCTTCGCCATCGCGGCAATAAGCTCGTCGCTCAAATGCACGCGCGCGTGTGCGTGCGCGCGCGAGAACGGCGCGCTGTCTAGCGGTTTGATTCCTTCACCAACCTTACAATTCGTCATTTCGCATATCCCATTCGTGATCGCCGCTCGCGATGAACGCGGCCAGCGATCTGCGGTTGAACTTCACCAGCGCCTCAACGCGATACGTGCCATCGGCATTGAAGTGGCGCGCCGTGGCGAATCCTCGGTACTGAGGCGGCAGATCGACATCCACCAGCACAAGCTCGTCGCAGTCCGGATCGTCATCGGCGCGGCGCACCCGGCATACGACACATTCAAACGACTGCGCGCCCTCGAAAGACTGAAACGGCAGTTCCATGCGGACCAGAAGCCTCAAGCCGCCTCCAGAATCGGCAGTCCCATCTTCGCGGCGCGCACCGGGATCCATAGATCGAGCGCAACGTCAAACGTGAGCACCTTCGTTTCGCGTGACGCGGCGCCTTGATCGAGCCACGAGTGGCACGTGAAGCACCCCGGCACTGTGAATTCGTGTTTTGCCTTGATCCCGGCGCCCTTGCCGTGCTTCGACTGGTTCGAGTGGCACGGGACGACGGTATCGAGCCGCCCGCAGCACACACCTGGCACGCGGAGGTAGCACGGCTCGCCGCGGCATGCAGCCAGATACTTCGAGCCTTCAGCGACCGTTGGCTTACGCCGCACGCTCTTGAGCTTCGAAGTGCCCCTGGCAATTGACGTCGAGCGCGACAGCGTCGCGTACGTCTTGCCGGGCTTGCGAACAAAGCCGCTGCGCTTCATGCCGCCACCTGGCTAATAGCCACGGAGAACGGGTTAATCTTCCCGTCACGGACACGGCGCGCGGCCCTCCACTTGCGGGATCGTTTGGTCGCGGCTACGGCTGTCGGCTTGCGAGCATCAGGACCAGCACCGATTACCCACACCGCAGCAAGATTTCCCGTCGCCGCCTCGTGAATCCACTCGCCCACGCGAAATTTAGATCCACGGGAATTGCACAGAACCTTGTACGTCCAGCCACGCGACGAACCGATACGCTTGGCGAGCTGATTCACCGTGAGACCGCCAACGCTGCAAAGTGCAGACTCAATGGCGGCGCAAATAACGGAATATCCAACGCGGCCCGCATGCCCCCGATGCCGCTTGCTGACGATGCCAAGAGCTATCGCATGGTTCTTGGCGCCGCCGTATGTCCTACCCGGCAACTCCGCGCGCACGCGCAACTTGATCGACTCTTTTCCCGCGTAGATGGCGCGTAGCTTCGCATTTTCGTTTTCATC